TAAAGCAGGTGTACCCGTAGACGATCATCGTGACATCGAGTTCTGCCGCCTTCGGCTGTTCGAAGCGCAACATCATCGGGTCGCCGTTGCCTTGTTCCCACAAGTGCAACTCTTGCATGTTGCCGACATAAATCGTGTCTTGGTTCGTGCCTGAACCTTTGTTCGTCGCGACGTTCGCGTCGGTGATCACGGGCAAGCCCATGATCGTGTAGCCCGAGTTGCCGTACTGCGGTGCGCCAGCACCATTCGCGACGCTGTTGAAGTTCGGCGCGGGCAGGGCAAGCGGTCGGTTCGTGGTGTCGACAGCCGCCAAGATGAAGGCGAGTCGTCGCGGGTGCATGATGATCGCGTTAGGACCAGCGAAGAAGGTCGTTTGTACCTTCTGCACCGCATCAGCGATCTTCGGGTACAACTCAGCGACGGTCGGTGACTCGTCGGTGTAGGTGACTGCTTGACCAGCAGACGAGAACAGTTCAGCGACGACCAAGTCGTCGACCTTCGTGTGGTACGCCGATACAAGATCTGCCATGACAAGCGTGTCGATGTTCGTCCCGCGTTCAAGGGCTTGACGTGACACGTTCTGCTGACCCGCAACCGTGATCACGGACAAGTCGAGTTTGGTGTCGTCCATGTTCGTTTCTTGAACTGCCGCACCTTCGGATTGTGACGCAACGGCTGAACCCGTCGTCACCTTCGAGATCGAAATTGTCAGACCTGCGTCTGGCAACTGATGCTTGCGCGCACGATCAGCGACGGGACGACCCGCGCGCGCGAACGGTGCGGCGAGATCGGTCAAGAACTGCGGAACAAGAAGTCCTGCGAAGTTCGTTGACGTGACATCGCGACGCTCGATGCGCTCTTCGTTCATGTGACGCGCAAGGCGATCCTTGGCGGCGAAGTCGTTGCTGAACTGCGCGGCGAACGCGTCGCGAATAAACGAATTCTCGCTTTGTGGATTGTAAGTGCGCGGTTCACTCTTGACTGTTGTGACCGCTTGTTCGACTTTGTTCGCCTTGCGTGTTTCGGCGGCTTGCGCTGTGCGCTGTTCAAGTTCGCTGTGACGACGGATTTGTTCGTCAAGTTCGGTGACGGCATCGAGCGTGTCGGCGATCGTCTTGTTCTCGTCTTCGGTGATGTCGCGCGAGTCGACAACAGCCTGCGAAACGATGCTTTCTCCGTGCGCAATCAAAGCGTCGCGTTTCTCGCGAAGTGTGTCCGAGTATGTCATGTCATTGTTCCTTTCAATTAGAACTTCAATCGTTCGATTGCTAGTTGCGCTCGTCGCACGTTCACACCGATCGTCTGCGGGACTAGGTTAACTGATGCCGTGTCGGGTTGCAACTGTCTTGACCTTATTTCGGCGACCGTGCGTTCGTAGGCGGGAAACGTCACTACGCTTACGTCAAACAAGTCGACTTGTTCAAGTTCGCGCACCATGCGATCGTCCGAGAACTTGTCTTTGACCGAACGAAACGCGAACGACATTTGGGACATGTCCCCGCGTTTCAACGCCGACATGACACGTTGCGCGTCTGGGTTGTTCGGGTCAAGGTCAGCCGCAACCGCGAGTCCGCGCTCGTCTTCATGCAATCGCAACGTTCCCGACGTTGTTCGTGCAAGCGGGACACCTTCATGGTCGATCAACAAACGAACGTCTGCACCGTTCTCCAAAGTCTTTGCGAACGCCCCGCGCTTCACATATTCGACAAACGGCATCGGTTCGCTCGGCGAGTCAAACACCGCCGCATATCCGTAAAGAGTCGTGCCTTCTTCTTGCATTTGTCGCACGGCGATCGTCGTGTAGGCGATGCGACGTTCATCGTCGCCTATCGAACACCAACGTGCATCTTGCGTCATGATGTCAAGCATACTACTTGAAATGTCGACGTTTGTTGTGCGTTGATCGTCGTCAAGTCGTTCAACGATGCGCGCCGCGTAATCTTGCGCACGTCGCGCGCTCGCCTTCGATGATCCGCCACCCCACAACAACATCGACACAAGCCCCGCCGTGATCTCATCGCCTTGAACAGCGTCAAGGTCGACGATATGTCGCGCAATCCAAGGCGCGATCCTGCGCCACTTATCTTCCGACAACGGTTCGTTGTTCGCCATGCGTGTCGCGTCGCGCACGGTCGCGGGCATCAACCCGTCACCCGAATGTCCTTGTTCGTGCAACTTCAATCCGCGTCGTGCCGAAGCCGCCATGAACGCGGGCGCAACGAGTGACGGGGTGTCGCGTTTCTCGATCGTGTCGTCGTCGTCGTTTGACTTGTCGACTTGTCCCAACGGTTCGATCTCTTCGTTGAACGATATCGCCAACATCTGATCAACCGCGCCTTCTTTCGTGTCGTGACATGCGACGGTCACAAACGACCCGTCTGCTTCTTGTTTCACGGTCGCCCAACCGTCGCAATCTTCTTGACTTTGCGAGATCCCGAACGGCATGATTAACGCTCGGGCGGGATCGCGTCGTTGCCGACGACTTGTTGCGATGTCGGTGTCATGAACACGTCCCCGCCTTCGTAAGGTTCACGGTTCTCTAGTTGACGTGCTTCGTTCGGTGACAATGTTCCCGACATGATCTGCACTTGTTGCGCTTGAACGCGTGTCAACACGTCGGCGCGCATGAACTCGTCCGCGTTGAACCTGACACGTTGCGTCAACGGAAGCATCTCGCTGATGCTGTCTTCAATGCGACGCATGAACGGTAGAAGGGTGTATCGCACAAAGTTCGTTCCCGCGCTTTCGATGTTCTGATAGGTTTGCGAATTGCCGCCCGACCCGTTGATCATGTGAAGCGGGATGCGATACGCGCGCGCAATGTCACGCACCACCGCTTCTCGATGTTCAAGCATCTGCGCGTCAGCCGCGCTCGTCGTGATCGATCGCCACTTCAACCCGCCCGTCAACACGGCGGGTCGACGACGTTGAGTGTGCGCATCCGACCACGTATCGCGCAACACCTGCGCTTGCTCGGGCGTGATTGTCGTTTCCGTTTCAAGCACGCTCGACGGGGTCGCGCCTTCACCGTAGAACTGCGCCAAGAAACGATCCATTGCCAAACCAATCCCGATCGTGTTGCGCATCGCTTCCAAAGGCGAAACAGCACGCACTTGATTGGGCAACAAGATCCAATGAACCGCGCGAACATCGTCGCTTGAATACTCGAACTTGCCGATCGTGTAGACGTAAGAAGCCCCGTCATCTGACATGATCGCCTTCTTCACTAGGTTCGGATGCAACACGCGCATCTCGGCGGGCAACTCGCCTGCACGTCGCGGCGCGTAGATGTAGGCGCATCCATGCAACGCGAGACACAGCATCGTTTGATGCACGAACTCGAACATCGTTTGATGTGCGTTCGGTTTGATCAGAACGCTTGGTGTTGCGAGTTTCTCGACCCGTCCCGCGCGTTGACGCGTCAGTTCAAGCGGCATTGTCGCGACAGAATCCGCGAGAAGGGACACGGCTGACATCACGGCGGTCGACGCGAACGCGGTCAACTCGGTGACAATTTCGCCCGAGTAGTTGGGATAGAACGGGCGCGCCGTGATCTGATAAGGGTCGATCGATGTCGGCAAGGCGCGACGTTCGACGATGCGACGGATCAAACTCATGAATTAGCCCAACCCAACACGATGAAACACGCGCCAGCAACGATCAAACCTGCGGGGATCGCGAACAAACCCGCGCCGATCGTCAGCAGAACGCCGCCGACAATCTCGGAAACGGTGGTGACTTGATCGCGGTCTATTGCCATACCTGCACAATACTAGGCGCAACAGTCGACGTTTGCCGCGATGTCGCCCGATCCAACGCCATGACCAATGCAATGCACGCGTCGATCTTGCGTCGCGACTTGCCTTTCGACAAACGCCAACCTTGATCGGTCATTCGTTGCGCGGCACTCAACACTTGATCCGTGAACGTAGGCGATCCGTCGTGCGTGACACGCTTGTTCACGATCATGTCATAGGCGTTGCCGCACGCTGGGATCATTCGTTGCGACGACTGCGGATATTCGACCATAGGCAACCCGTCGTCGCTTAACGCTTCCGCCGAACGTTGGAAATAGGCGGGATCATAGACGAACTCTCGAACGTTGAACTCGCGATGCAACGCGCGCAAATGCATCTCAACACCCGCAACGTCAACGCCTTCATCCTGCGGTTGCCAGATGCGCGCACGTATGACAACGACATCGTCTTGGGGTTGTGCGATCACGACCGCGATCGAGTCGTGCTTTAACGCCATGTCAACACCGACGAACACGGGAAGGTCGTCGCGCAACGATCGAACGTCGAAACATTGTTGCCACGCCCCTGCGGGCAACCATGACTCTTGTGCGCGCACCCATTGATTGAGCCGCCACCTACGGAACGCGGCTTCGTCTGTTTGTTTCACCGCCGTGCGCATATCTTCGACATCGATCAAACCTAGACGCAGGTTCGGGTTTGCGATCGCCCATTCATGTTCGTTCGACACGTCGCAATCATTCGACGCTTCCCACCACCACATGCCGAACGTCGGATCATCAAGTTCACCCGCCGCGCATTGTTTCCCGTACTGATACAAACGACCCGCAACCGTGTCCAAGTCGTATCCCGCGGTCGTGATCGACACAACCAACGGTTCGACACGCGCACCCGAACCCAAAGTCATTTGGTCATAGAGATCTGCTGTTGATTGATTCCACAACTCGTCGAACAGCACCAGCGACGGATTCAATCCCGCCTGCCCTTTGAACTCGCTCGACAACACACGAAACACCGAACCAAAGCGCGGCATCTCGATCGCGTCACGATAGACCTTGCATTCGCTCGACAACATCGCACTACCAAGGATCTGTTGTTTGCTTTCGTTGAATATGATGCGCGCTTGTTCGCGATCGCCCGCGACAACATAAATCTCCGCGCCCGACTCACCCGTGATCATCCCGTAGACAGCGACCGTCGACAACATCAACGACTTGCCTTGTTTGCGTGGCAAACCGATCAACGCGCGACGATAGCGCAACCGTTTCGTCTGTGCGTCACGTTCAAACAATGCACGCAACAACCACTTCTGCCAAGGCGTGAACATCAAAGGTTGACCCGCTTTGAAACCTTTGATCACCGTGAAATGTCGTGCCGCGAACTCGATGATCTCGTCCCCGTCAGTCAACGACGAACGTCGCGGTGTGAAATATGCGGGTCGCCACCTATTCGTTGGCAATAGCGCGTTTCGCTTCGATCCTTCGTCGAATGTCGTTGAACTCATGTTGTTTGTGTTCCCCTATTCCTAATGTGGCGCGATCGGTAGGTGAGAAACCGATCTGCGACAACATGCTAGTGATCTGTCGATCAATTTCGCGCAATGCGCGACGTTCACGCCACGCCCCGTCACGTGTGAACACGATCGATCGCAACTGTTGACGTTCGTCCGTCATCTCGCACGCCATTAGAACAAGATCGCCGTCAAGCGCGGGACGCAACCACGCCGCACCCGACGACCAAACGCGATCCCACAACGCCCGACCGTGCGTGCCGAGCGCACGATGCGGTTCGGGAATGTTCGATGTCAAAGAAGGCAACGCGATGATGTCGGCACGCGTAGGCAATTTGCGTTTGCCTAAATTACCTAGACGCAGTTTCTGTTCTACGGGTTTGGGTCGCCTGCCCGAACGTTTGCCGCCCATGATCAATCAGCCTTTGACGACTCGACATCGTAGGCGGGAAATGTCGTTATTTCGCGGCGATGAGAGAGAAGGTCGGTCGGTGTCGCTGGGGGTAGTTGCGTCGGAAGAAACGCGGGGGGGTGGGGTTGGCGGGTGGGTTGACGTGGGTTGATCGTCATTCTTGCTCTATTCTAGGCAATCTAACTGAATCTAGGTCTTTGACGTGGGTTGACGTGGGTTGACGTGGGTTGATTGTCATTCTTGATCGTACCTAGGCAATCTCAGTCAATCTAGGTCTTTGACGTGGGTGAATTGGGTTGACGTGGGTTCATTCGTCGTCGTGTGTTGCGTGTTCGATGAACGTGTGCGGGAAGGTCTTTGCGTGAACTGTTGCAGGATCGATGTGCGGCGCGAAGTTCGCTTGTTGTGTTGTTTGGGATGACGTGGTCGGCGGTGAATGGGTCGTCGGGTCGTTCGCCTTCACCGCATAACCAGCACACGGTCGCGGTCGTTCGCACGATCGCGGCTTGTTGTCGGTAGTCGCCTTGATACAACTTGTCTCGTTGTGCTTGACATTCAGGACATCGAGTGATGTTCGTTGTCAATGTTCGACAGTTGAGACAAGGACGCATGATCGGCACGTGGGTCATCGTAATGCGGAAGCGTCATGTAGTTAGTCGGATCGATAACGTTCGCGTCGTTGAATGCTTCTCGTCGTTCGAAGCATGTTCCGCACGCGCCGCAATGCACGTCGCCACCTTTGTAGCATGACCACGTTCGTTCGTAAGGCACGCCGATCGTTGCGCCTTGTGCGACGATCTCAGCCTTTGTCATGTTCACGAACGGTGTCATGATCGTGAAGTGATCGGGCAAGAAGCCCGCGTTGGCGACCTTTGCGTGTTGTTCAAGTGTTGTCGCGAACATCGGTCGACAGTCAGGGTAGATGTAGTGGTCGCCTGCATGGATACCTAATGCGACATGATCGCAATGTTCGTTGACTGCAATACCAATCGCGATCGCCGCCATGATTCCGTTGCGGTGCGGGACGATTGTTTGACGCATCGTGTCTTCGGCGTAATGACCGTCTGGCACGTCGATGTCGTTCGATGTCAATGCGGATCGTGAGATCAAACGACTGATGTTCGTCAAGTCGATGATGTCGTGTCGGGCGTGCAGGTCGCGGGCGCATTGTTGCGCAAACGACAGTTCTTTCCGATGACGTTGCCCATAGTCGAATGACACAAGGCGAACGTCTTGTCCTTCATGTTTCAACAAATGGGCGAGCGTGACTGAGTCCATGCCGCCCGACACGATCACAACGATGTTCATGTGTTGGGTCGTTCTTTGAACGTGTAGAAGTAAAGTTCGTCGTCGGACTCGCTGACCCAACGTGATCCCGTGTGTTCGCACGAGAACTCTTGACTGAACACACGCCAATCAGGTTTGACAAGTTGTTTCGTGATCCACGAACCGCCGTCTAACCAAAGGACGCGATTGTTCGGCTGGATGAAATACTGTCCGCCTTCGCCTTCGAACACGTGTCCGTTCTTGTGACCCGCCGCGTACTCGCCGTAGCCACTCAAGTATTGTTGCCCGAGACACCAGTCGATCGTGAACATGTAGCGGGCTTTGTGTTGCGTGTGATCCTTCAACCAGATCATTGCCGCGCGGTTCTTGCAATAGTCGATGATGTTGACGGACGCATAGTACGAAACCGAGTCCCATAGTTCGATCCAATCAAGCGGGTAGGCGGTCGGTTGTTCGACGTTCATGCTCGTCAGGTAATGGATCGGGACTCGCGCATGTTGCGACCCCCATTCGGTCATTACCGAGAACATTCCGCAACGTTGCGGGATCGACGTGAACATGAACACTTCGACGGGAACCATGTCGTTTGTTGGCGACGGGTCGCGGTCATACAAGAACGCGCTGTCAAGGTTTGCAAAGAAGTAAGGGATGTTGATGTTTAAGAAGTTGCTCATCGATCACGTTGACGCGTAGGCATCTTGGGCGCGTTTGCTGATGTTCACGGCGATTGTTGTTGCGATTGCGAACTTCCACAAGACATCGTTCTGGAATATCTGCCACATGATCTTGTTGCTTTCGTTGCCGTAGAAGGCGAGTAGCACGAACACGGCGGTATCGACGGGAACTGCAACCGCGTTCGATGTCAACACGCGAGTCAACCATGTCTTGCGTCTAAACGCGTGGTAGATCTCGGTGTCTGCTGTTTCGGCAAGTGCGATCGCGATGAACGATGCGATGATGAAACGCCAAGGCGTGCCAGTCAGGTAGGCGGCGATGATGTTCGCGATGACGGTCACGCCGATCGTTGCGTAGACGAACGCTTTGCTGTTTGCTAGGTGATGCACTCGATCGCGGAACGTGAATGTGAACGCGAAGAACAATGTTCCGAACGTGAACACGCCGAGCAACGGCAGTTCGACAAATATGTGCAACGTCAGGTTCGCGAGAACGACGCTTGCCACATACCCCGTTGCGTATAAGTACGCCTTTCTTGGATAGTTCATGATGTCTCCTTTGTCATTTGGGCGGTTGCGGTCGTGACGATGCCCCCGCGTGCTTGTTGTTTAACTGTCACGACAACGTTGTTCGGGTGTGCATCAACGAAGATGCGTGTCGCGATTGTTGTCGCGATCGCTTCACAGAAGATGCCTTTGTCACGAAACCCCCACAGATACAATTTCAACGACTTGCTTTCGATGATGCAATCGTCGGGTTCGTAGGTGATCACGACCGTCGAAATGTCGGGTTGATTGGTGACGGGACAAATTGACGCGAGTTCATGGGTCACAAACTCGACTTGTGCGAGCGCGTCGGTTGCGAACGGGATGATGTCAAGGCGTTCGACAGCGTGTTGAACGATCGCCCCAAGAACGTTTGTTGACATGTTGACCTTGTTTCGGTTGACTCGATGAGTTTCGGTTAGGTGTTTAAGCGTCTAACCTACCGCGTTCAATCGCGGGGTGCAACATCATCGTCGTCGACTTCAAGTTGGTATCCGTCGTCAAAGATCAGTTTGACCGCGTTCGCGATGCTGTTGATCGAGATGATCGCGGCGATGAACAACGGGCAATGATCTTTGTAGGGTTCATTCGTGATGCCTAGGTCGCGAACGGTCGCGGTGCGCCCGTCTGGATACGTGAAACACCCCCACCTTGCTTCCGACGACAAATAGTTGTTGTCGATCGAAACAACGTCGTCTTTCATCGCGGCGAGATAGGACATCTGTTTCTTCCAAGAACCCCCGAGCAAATGCACTCGTCGACCCGCAAACCGTTCGATTGGCAAAGGTGTGCCGCCGTGCGAAGTCGGAATCGAGTATCCCAACATGAAACGATCGGGCAATTCGTCGATGCAGTCATATTTCGGGATCAGAATGACGTTCTCCGCGTGTTGCGCAAGTTCGTCTGCTTGTTCGATCGTTTGTTCGATCGATTGATACTCGATACCGAACCGCTTTGCTTGATCGCGGGTCACAAGGTCGCGCGTCGTCACATATTTCGGGCGAAACTGCGCGGTTTCCGCGACATGTTTGTCGTGTCGATAGTCGTGCCAATCGTTGTCCAAGAACGTCAACGTGTGACGCGCGTGAACATGGTAGTTTCCGCAAACTTCTTTCCCTGACTGTTTGCCGTACTTCAATCCGCTTGCAACCGCGACACAACACAATCCTAACAACGTTTGCGTGAAGATCATGTCAAGGGGCAACGTTCGCGACGACGGAATGTCGGTGTCGGGTTCATTTAAGCCGAGCGCGGCGATCATTTCGTCGAGCGCAGACGGGTCAAACGCAGTACCCAACAGCCCTTCGTCGGTTTCATGCACTCGTTTCAACGCATCGATCAACGCGGGTTCGTCATAGGACGCAAGATCGTTCGTTCTGTTGTCGATCAACAAGATGCGCAAAGCGCGATCGTCATTGCAATCAACGAACGTCGCCGCGACATGCGACCAACCCAGCGCGCGCGCCGCCTTCAAAGTGTGATTGCCCGCCAACACGAAGTTCGTCGAACGTTGCACGACGATCGGACGGTACTGTCCGTGAAACGACAAACTTTCGCTGATCGCACCGACATCGCCTTGCCGCACGTTCTCGGGATGTTCGCGCAAGTCGTCAATCGACACCGCCAACGACTGAATCTCGGTTCTGATGTTGCCCTTCATGTGTCTACAAGGCTAGCAGACGCGTCAGCAGGCGCGCAGACGCGTTCAACCCCGTCACCCTTGGTGTCGACAGGGGGTGTTTCAGCCGCGCCTTATACGCAGTTCCGAGAATCTGCGCCCGTCGATCAATTTGTTGAAATGCTTGATGTTGTTCGCTGGAATACCGATCTTGTTCGTCGACAACAACACGCACAACAAGTCGTTCGCGTCTTGACTGACATACCCTGCGTCCGTGATTGCGCGTTCATTCGGAAAGACATCGGCATGACGATCATCGCCGATCAAGTCGTCCTGCAAACCGCCCGTCGAGAACACGAAACGGAAGTTGACGGGGACATGTCGTTGTTTGCGCAACATCGCGACTTCTTTCGTATATGCGTAGAACAGCACGTCGGGCGTGTTTGTTGCGATATCAAACCAGCGATGCAGATACCATTCTGCGAAGAAGTCGCCGCTGTCATGGATGCGCACCGCCTTCCCACCTTGATCCCACCATTTGCGCAACCATTCGTCCAAGTCGTCGATGTTCAGCCCTTCGATCGCGTCACGCGCCTTGTTCGTCGGTCGGAAACGTCGTTGTCGCAGTTCGTTCGTGATCGCGTCTTGCCATTTGTCGGGCGTGTCGATGATCATGCGAAGGTTGCGCATGTGCGCCGCCATGACGTTCGAGAACAAGTAAGTTCCGTTCCGCGCGTAGCACACTTGCGCGCACGCACCCGCGTTCGGACACGTCTTGAAGATTGACCCGTCGTCCAATCGAACGAACCACGCGGGGATCGTGAAATTGTGGATGCCGTGCGGTCGCAGTTCGCTGTTCTGCGTCAACAACGCCATGTCAAGGGTACAACTCACCGTCCGCACGATGCCGCGACATCTCGCGCGACATGCGTTGAACCGTGTTGTCTAATTCGGTCAAACGCGTCAACAACACGCGTTCACGGTTGTTCAACGACACGATCGTCGACAGCAACGAGTCGCGTTCTTCGCGCAGGCGTTCATTCGACGTTTCAAGGTCTTGAACGCGTGACTGCCACATGATGATCTCAGCGATCGCGCTGTTTGCGTCGGTCATACGCCGCACATTCCTTGGCACTCTTGATCGAACAAACTGTCCTGACCTAGTTCACTTGCATTACGTAAGTCAACTTGATCAAGTGGGATTCTTGCACGATGCAAGTACGGAATTGACGTAATCGCGTTGCTCAATGGATTGTTTAGATTGCGCAGTTGACGGTCAAAGTCGACCGCATCGGCAAACTCGTCGGGGGTTTCTTGTCGCAGTCGTCGCCATTCATCATCACTCTTGAAAGGACAACCGATGCAGGCTGAACGCGGCGGTGTTTCGTATCCATGCGACAAACACCAATCAACACAATCTTGTCGAGTCATGCGACGATCGATCAATGGATAGTCATTCCGCAACCACGGAAACGACGCGTCGCGCATTCTCTCGCTCTCATCGAACGAAATTCCAATGATCGTCGTTGCAAGGTGATGTTTGTTGCGCTCACCTTTGGCAAGTCCGACAAGTTCGCGTTGCTTACGCAACAACGGCTCAATCTTGTAGCCCTTTGTGCATTGGCGACGAACCATGCCTTTCTTGCCTTCAGACGACAACATGAACAACGGCATCGATGCGACACGCTTATTCGGTGTCAATGTATCTTGACGAATGTTGCCGATCGACACAACGTGAAACGGCATGTTCGCTTGCGACATCAACTGCTTCAAACGATGTAGATGTTCATACACCGCTTTCGGTTCCCAACCCGTATCGGCAAAGATGACATGATCGGCAGGTTCAATGACATCGTGCAACATCATCAACAACAACGTCGTGCTTTGCACCCCAGCACCGAGCGATAAGAAGCGCAACGGCTTACGTGTTGCGATGTTTGCGTCGGTCATGTCGTCGTTTCTCTAATTCTCTTTCTAACGCTTCAACGGTGTCGATCAAACGTTGTTCGTCTAATCGACCGACCGAGATGCGCCGTAAGAAGCCTATTGCATTGATGATGTCTTTGTCCGTCACGCTTCCCGAAGCCTTTGTAGGGTTCGAGAAGCATACTTGACAATTCGTTCACGCGACACCGACCAGCATGTCGACGACTTCACGGTCGGACGCTTCAGTCACGCCCGTCAACGTGTCGATCATCGAGCGTTCGATCGTCGATCGACCGTTGCGGGTCGGTTTGATATGTTGCCGCCACGTGTTGATCGTTTGCACAACCCCGAAACCCGTGTTTCTGAAAGGCGCGCAACGAACGTCGGTTTGCCACATTTGGCGAAGCGTGTTGCGTGTGCTTTCCGCGCGTGTTTGAAGTTGTCGACTATCCGCATCGGTCGCGGGCGCAAACACGTTCAACAAACGATCAAAGTGACGATCCGACACCTTCATCGACATCAACTCTTTAATCTCGGCGGCGAAGTCGTCGCCCAACTCATGCACGATGTTCAACGCTTGTCGCGCGTCGTTCAACCGCAACATGCTTCCCGACGTGTGTTTGACGCGCAATTCTTCCGACGTTTCACGCAATGCGCGCGCGCGCGTGTTGTCGCAAACAACGATCGTGCAGGTGCGTTTGTAGAGCGTCGCGATCTCGCCGTTGAACGATGTCGTCGCGAGCAGATGCGGTCGAAACTCGACACCTTCGACCTTCATGTTCTCTGGCATCTCGATCTGAACCCACGCAATCGCGCCGTTCTTCAACACGCCAGCCGAACCGATCGCGAGATCGTCGTCGATGACGTTGCCGACATTCTTCAACAACCATTCGTCGTACTGATGCGGAAGATACGCCTTCGACGGTACGCCCAACACGTCGAACGTGTCGTCGCGCACGATCGCCTTGCGGTTCGGTACTTCGACGTTCATACCGTCAGGCGTGCGCACGAACATCGGCAGTTCGACCGCGTGCCACGCGAACAAACGTCGCAACACGTCGTCGACAGGTATCGCGCCCGCGTAGTGATTGGGTTCGTCGCCTTGTTCGTCTTTCTTGTAATGCCACGCAGTCCCGCGTTGATCGGTGAACCCGATCAACACTTGCGTGTTCAAATGTTTGATTGTTTCAGTTGTCATTGTTGTTCCCTTCGTTGTTCTGCGTGTCGACGGTTGTCGACGCGATCTTGTTAAGGCGTGAAACTTCGCGCGAACGACCTACGCACGCAAGAAGTCGACCGCCCAACACTTGCCCATGACGTTCGCACCAATGCCCACTTTGCACGCCGCAATCAGGGCAATCGATATCCGTGATGTTCAAAGGTTTGATCGTTTCATTCGTCATTGTCGTGCAACTTACCTTCGTTGTTCGTTTGCGTCGTTTCTTCGTCGTGCGACAGTTCGTGCAACGACACGGCGATCAAATTGCGACCCCACGTTTGCAGTTGTTCGTCGGACGACAACACATTGTCGAACAAACTTTGCAGGTCGTCGACGCGTTGTTGTTGCGACGCGATGCCTTTGAAATGATCGTCGCACAAGTCGTCGACGTTGATGTCGCGAACATCGACCTGTCTATGTGTCGGTATGTCGTCGTCTGACACGTCAACCCATGCTTGCGACGCGTCGTCGATCATCGCGTCGATCGCTTCTAGTATCGTGATCAACTGTCGACGCGATACAAAGATCGCGACATACTCGTCATCTAGATTCATTGAAACGTTGTCCTTTCTTTGCGTTGAACGCGCGACGACGTGCCGCGCGACGTTCTGCTTCTCTTTCGTTTCTTTCGTGTTCCCACAGTCGACCGACAAGAAAGAACGCGAACGAACAAAGCATCAACGACGTGAAGTCAGCCCAAGTCATGTCAGTAAATCTCAACTTTGATGATGTCGTCCCATTCGATGTCCAACTCGCGTTCGCGACCTTTGACGATATCCAACCAACTGACGGTGACGACTTCTTCGGTCGTCTTCAACACGGCACAATCTTCGTAGATGTGTCGTGACGTTTCAATCGTCAAGGCGTTGCCTTCTTCGATCGCGTCGAACACCATGTCGCATAGTTCAATTTCTTTGTCGGTCATTGATCCCATTTCTTTCATTGTTGTTCCCTTTCGTTGTTGTTGATTAATTGTGCGATCATCTTGATTCCGCATCGATGCGCTAGGTCGCGTCGTGAATGAGTGTGCGAGCAATCGTCGTGCGTGTTTGTTGTGCGGTTATGCAAACGCGCAAAGTACGCGCCTTTCGTCGACCATGTCGGTCGTTCGATGATCTCGATGTCAAGTTGTGTCGATGTCATGACACGACCCGTCTATGATCGTCGAAACAGCAACGCAACGTTCGCGCGCGCACGTTTGGATTGTCAGACACGTCAAACACGTAATCCCACAACGACGCGCCAGTACACACGTTTCGCGCGTTGATGTCATCGACTGCGACGATCTTTGCAAACTGTTCTTCAATCGTCTTGGCGAAACGTCGCACATTCGCGTTCGCGCGATCGAACGAATGATGTTGAACGCGACTGTCCCAATCGGTCGGACGACCGTTCAACAACAATGTGACCGCGTACCGTGTCCCGTAGTAGTTCTGCATTTCGGTGACCGCAATCGTGCGCACCATGTCGAGCGTTGCGATGTCGTTCATGTCAATTCAACAACTTCCAACTCGAACGATGCGTCGATGAACGCGTCGTTGATGCGACGTGCGACCTTCTCGGCTTCGATGCGCGTGTTGAACTTGTAGGCGTGTGACACGTCTTTGACCGTCAACAACCTTCGCGTGCGTGCGCGTGGTGACTTCTTGCCGAACGTGTGAACGAAACCGTCGCCTTGCTTGAAGTCGACGACGTTGATCGCGAATGTCATGACTCGTCCACCTTTGTCAGCCCGTGCGCGAACAACCCTTGTTCGTACTTGTCGATCATCGCAAACGCTTCTTCGATCGTTGCGTGTTGCATGACGACGAATGATCGCGGTGTGTCGCGCAATATCCATTGATACGCCATACCGTCGCCCATGAATGTGGGCTTGTAGGTGATCTTGTGTCCTTCATACACGATCACACCGCGATCGTTCGCGATGCTTACTTCGTAATCGTTCATGTCACGCACCTTTCTTCGTGCGGCGCATGATGAGTGCTTCGTGATAGTCGTCTGCGCATTCTGAGCAGATGCCGTCACGGGTCATCACGGAATGATCGAAGTGCATGTCGCATACTTCTTCATGTCGTCGTTCTGCGGCTATTCGCAGTTCGTTGATTGTTGTCATGTTGTCCCCTTCGTTAGGTCGGTATTATTGCCGACGTGTAAATTGTAGTGATAGTTGCGCAATCTGTCAACCATGTTCATTTGACAGTTTGCGCACCATTTCTATCTCAGGCGTTCTAAGCGTTCAGACCGCCGTTCTCGCCTAATGCAACACGACGCACGTTTCGACGCAACACGCGCCTTCTCAATCGTTCTGACACGGTATTTCGACCCACGCCCATTGTTCCCATGCGCAAAGACCAACTGATCGCGAGTATTCGACCAAAGCGAACGTTGCGCGAAGGTTGACGATCGGGTCAAACAGTTGTTCGCATGATGTCAACACGCCGACCGTTTGCAGATAGCCGTTTGCGTAATACTTCGACGGTAGACACCAGAAACGGTTGATCTGCGTCAACCCGACGCTTCCGTCGTTCGGGTCGGTCGCGTTTATTTGTGACGGGTCGCATCTCGACTCCGTGTGCATGATGTCGTCGAGCGTCAACATCATCGACTCGTCGAACCCGACATGTTGCGCAATCGTCCACCATTGCCCGCATCGTGCGTCGGGGGGTACACGCACGATCGGCAATGTCGTCGATGTCGTCGATGTCGTCGATGTCGTCGAAGTCGTCGAAGTCGTCGAAGTCGTGATCGGTGCGCGCGCGTTGACGGGCAACGCAACAATCACGCCCCCAACGATGATCGCAACGATCAAATGACGCAACTTTGCCATTCGTCTACCTGCTTCCGTTTCGTCGTGTTTCGAGAGTGTGCGCATGTTGCGCGACTGCGGCTTGTTGTTCTGCCGTTGATAAGTGTTCTATCGATGTTAGTAGTTCGTCTTGCGTTCTGCCCGCGTGTGCCATTGCCGCGCCCATACTGCGTGCCAACTCGATCGCGGGATCGGCGTGCGCAACAACGACATCAACGTGTTGTTCATCTAACCAACGTTCCGCGTTCAACCATGTCGACAAATGCGCGCAGTATTGCAAGTCACGAATGTTCGACGCGTATCGTGTCACCGCTTGCAACAAAGCGTCGATCGTCGGCGGGTCGGGTTGTTGCATCAAACGATCGAACGCTCGTCGCGCCGCACCCTTCGCGACCTTCTTCGGATACGCCTTCCACAACACGTCGAACGTGTCTGACGGTTCATGACGGTTCATCATTAATGTGTCATCACCCCCGAAGTGCGACCTATTCGCGGTCACAGTCACACCTATCGCGTCCGTTAGGTCTGACTCAATACCACCTTTCGTCAATCGGTATCGACCGACCTTTCCGCGCCCGTTGCCCGCACGTTCGACGACTTCGATCATGTCGTCTTTGATCATTTGTTTCATCGTTTGCGACACCCACGATGTCGAACATCGCGCCTTGCGCGCCAACGTGTGATGACTCGGGAAACAAACACCTTCGTCGTTCGCGAAGTCGGCAAGCGCGAGATGCAACAACAAACGTTCGCCCGTGTAAGGCGACGACTGCCAAACCCACGTCATCCATTTGATACTCATTCAGTCCCCTTTGTTCGATCGATCAGTCGAGATGCCCCGTGTCGCGCGCCAACGCGACCAACTGTGCCAACACTTCGAGTTCGACGACCGCAACGCCCGAACGTTCGTTGTCACCCATGCAAACAAGCACGAACTGTCGAATGTCACCGATCGCACGTGACGCTTCGCTTTGCGCACGCGCCGACTTGTAGCGCGTGATCACAGGCGACACCTGCGCACCCGACTTGACTTCGACACGAAACGCGCCACCCCAATGTTCTTCGTGTCGCGAATTGACACCCGTGATGCCCAACACTTTGCGCGCACGTCGCGCCTTGCTGTCGCCTTTCGCGCGATTACGTTTGCCGCGCGCGACGGGATCACCGCAACCTTTGACGCGTCGTTTCCCGTCGCGTGCCGCACGACCCAACGTCCCGAACTTCGGGCATGCGTCGCCCAACATGCAACGATCACGCCGACCTTGACAGTCACCCTTTCTTTCGTCGAGCATGACGACCGTCCTTCGTTTCAAACGCCGACAACAACGCGTTCAAATTCTCGAACGTCACGATCGCGAGTTCGTGCGGTGGCAACGATTGGATCATCGTCAACGCGTCGAGAAGATCGCCGCGCGTTCGCCCGACTTTGTCGAGCGCGACCAACACGCAACCCGCGATCCATTTCGCGGTTGTCTCGTAGTCGACGACGTACTCGTAGAGCATGGCGACGATCGCGTCGTTCGTGTCGTTGTGCGGTATGCCGATGCCGCGCGACATGTCGTTGAATTGACTGATGATGTCATCGAAGTTGTCGTCGATCATCATGTCACCTTAACTCGTCGCAATTTGCGACGCTCGCTCGGTGTCATACCGCCGAACATCCCCCACATGTCTTCCGATTGTTGTTGTTGCAACGCGAAATCCAAACATTGTTGCCTGACGACGCACCGCGCACAATAAACGCGCGCCTGCGCCCATGTCGTCGCCGTGAAACGTCGACTCTGTGGAAAGAACACGTTGCTGTTCACCCCGCGACACGCCGCACGTTCGAACCACGTGTCGATCATGTCAACAATGATCGCATCGCCCACAACGGTACGAAACGACCGCCCGTGAACAAACAAACATCTTCGACGTGTTTCAACCTTTCGCCCGTGCGCGAGTCGGCGTGATTGCCCCACGTGACGCGTCGTTCGATCGACATGCCCGTCTCGTCGCGCAAGTCGATGACAAAGTCGTCGTCCGTGCAGGCGACCATTACGAGCGCGACACAGTCACGTTGTTTCGCGATCGCCTTCAACGTCTTGACTTTGTGGTAAGACAACATGAAACGGTGCGCCGCAAAGTATTCGATCGGGTAATGCCGCACTTTGATCTCGACAATCGCCGCCGTGTGACCGTCCGCGCGCATCAACACACGATCAAACGGCGCGAACTGCGATGTCGTGACGCACGCGCCTTCCCATTGTCTCGCCAAACGATTGGCGGCATGTTTCTCGCCTATCAAATGATCGACGGTTTCCCACGTGCGATATTCGTCGCTCGTCATGATTGCATCAACGACTCGATCACGCGCGACGCTTCTTTGCTCGTCAACGACGACAACGACGCGACATCACGCCCGACGACATCGGACGCGTGTTGTTCGATCGACGCGACTTGACGTTCGCGGGCGAGTTTGTGCAACAAGTTCATCTGTTTCTGTGACGCGACCGCGCCGAGTTGTCGAACCTTCGACGACGGGTGTTCCGACTTGACTTGATCAATTTCGTTCGTTTGCGTGAACGATTGATGAACAACGTTGTCTCTCGGTTGTTCGTCGTTGCGCCTGTTGACGACTTCGTCACGGCTCGCGACATGCGGTTCGTCGACCGCGAGTGCCGCCATGATCGCACGACCCCACGCCGACGTTTCGGCGTTCATGACTTCGCTGTTCCGCGTGAACGACGACGCACCGATGACGGGTTCAGCCGCGACCGCGATCGCGGGCATCTTGTCGTCGGGTGATCGATAGCAGGCGGCGACATAGATGATGAACTCGCGCCCACCGATCTCGACGACACGGAACGGTTCGTCTGGGTTCGCGGGTCGCAACACCGCGTCGGGATGTTTCGCCCGAAGTTGTTTGATGCGCGTCGCGACATCAACGTAGTTGGATAGGTCGAATGTCATTGATTGTTCCCCTTCGTGTTGATCCGCATGACGCGGATAGGTTGTTGTTGTTTGGTATACGTCGCGACAAGGTCAGGATGATCCTGTCGCAACGACGCAACGTCGAGCGTGTCACGTCCCGCTTGTTCTTTCCAAGTCAGGACTGTTTGACCGTTCAACGTGGCGATCTCAGCGTCGAGCATGACGCGGGCGATATGGTCGCGCGCCGCCTTCTCGATCGTTTCGGCTTGTTTCTTCAGGTCGCGAGCGTCGGCTAGGTCGCGAACCCACGAATGTTCGTCGATTGTCAATTCGCGAACGATCGGTTGCGGTTTCCACACGTTCGCGATCTGTTCCGCGTCCAACGCGTCGATCATCGTTTCGGCGACGCGTTCGTCGTGTTCGTCGATCGCTTTGCCCAACGTTTCAGACTCGCGGATCAACGTGTCGAACGCTTGATCGTTGCGCGGGATCGCGTGATGCGTGATGTTCATGTCACGATCAAGGACGATCAAATAGCAAGGTCGATCGACGACCAACATTTGCGCCCAACATTGCCAAAGATATTCGTGCGGTATGTCGTCGACGTTCGTGATGCGGTGACGACGCGTCGTCTTGACTTCACCGATCACGGTGACGTTGTCCGCGTCATCGTCGATGCCGAGCGCGTCGAGCGTCACGGTGAAACGATGTTCGCGGTACATGCTTTGGGGCGTGGTCATCTTGATGCCCAAACGTCGTCCGAGTTCGTCGATCAAGACGGGTTCGACGATGTTCCCGAAATGCATCGCGGGTGTTGTTTCGCTGAACGTCGGTTCGTTGCGCTTCGCGTGCCACAGATCGGCGCGCGACATGAATTGCGACGCGTTCATCAACGCGGGCGCGTCACTTGCGCCGAACGTGCATCGTCCCGAGAAGTCGCGATGTCGCAGTTGCAACCATTCGATCGAACCGTGTCGCGGTTTGTGTATCACTTGCATGTTGTCCCCTTTGTTGTTGTGCGATCACGTTGACACATGGGTGTTGCACGGTTTCGCGATGATGTTGTCGAATGTCGAGATTACCGACCACAAACCGTCAAGTTAGACGATTGCGCAACATACCCGAGTTGACAAGGTGTGCTACAATGTTGTCGTCAACAAATGTTGACAGAAGGGAACAAGGGGAATGAATATCAACGACATCGATCAAGCGACGCGAGAAGTCGCGCACGCGATCGACGCACATGGGTTGCCCGTGTGGTGTTGTCATGTCACGATCGCGACACGATCAATCGTGCCGCGAGACAAGATGCGTGACATGATCAGCAACGCCAAACTGAGCGACGGGTGGGCGTATCAAGACGGGTGCTACTTCAAAGGTCGCATCAACGCACGAGACAAGTTAATCAAATGGGCAACCGACAACGTGTTCGAAACGATGACGGTCAAAGACATCGCGCAGGCGGCGGACGTGCCTGAGTCGGCGGTCAGGTCGATGACGGTCGACCGACCCGACATCTTGCGCAAGGCGGACGGACGCACGTTCGAAGTACGCGACCCGAACGCCGATCGACGACACGGGAAGGACGGGTGACATGAAACAAACACGTTGGAAGTGTCTCACGTGCGGTCACGGGTTGCTCGCACCGACCCGCCCGCGTCGCAACGATGTCCGTCGATACTGTCTGCCGTGTTCGTCGAAGGCGGGCGTACTCGTCGAACGTGTCGCGCCCGCGCTCGACGCGCGACGCACCGCGCGCGATGCCGCGCGACGCGAACGCGAACGCAAGACACGCGAACGGGATCGGGCGCGCAAAGAACGCGCATCGAACGCACCGCGTCAGGTCGCACAACGCAAATGGTCGAAGGTCGGCGAGTTCGACATGAACATCGAACGCGAAACGTCGCGCCTTTGGAAACTGTTGTCGAACATGCCGACGACCTTGCCGAAGTCGCAAGTCGCGCGATCGAGATCGGAACGACTCGACCCACCGAAGGTCGAACTCAAACAGAAGAATTGGAACGTCGACCGCGAAGGTCGCACGTGGACTCGGGGCGCGTCGTGGGCGCACATCAGCGAACATCGCATCACGATCACGCCATGCGTGTCATGGGAAACGTTGGCGCATGAGATAGTCCATTGCGCAGGGTATCGGGATCATGACCGCGCGTTCTATGTCGCACTCAAATGGTTGACCGAACGACGGTTCGGGATCATCGTCGACTTCTCGAAGGTCACGCGATACGGATACGAAGTCGATTGGATCATCGAATATCAGATCCACGACATCGTTCGCGCCGAGTTCGCGAAACCAACCGAACCTGAACCCGATTGACACCGCGCCCGTAGCGGGGTCGCATAGGCGCGTCAGATCGCGTCGCTTGCGTCAAACCCCCCGCCCCCCCATGATGACACCCCCCGCCCGATCGAACGCCCGTCGTGTGATGCGTTCAGCGATGCGCCGACAAACCGCCGACGCATCGCCGACGCGCGAGTGGGGAAGGGGAGTACCGCAACTCAACGCGTGATCAACGCGACGTTCATACTACACGCATCGAACGGATCATGTGGATCGGGATGCACAACAACGAGTCGACCTGATCGATGTTCGTGATCGATTGCGCGACGACGACATGTCCCTGTTTGCGATCACGCAACAACCAACCGACCGTTTCGACGACACACGGTTCGTCGTCGATGTCGTCGACATCACACCACCCGTCGCCTTCCGAATGTGCGTCATGCCAAACGATCAACACCTTGGTGCGTTCGATCACGTTACCAACCTTACCAACCCGACCCATGCTCGTAGCGGGGTCGCATAGGCGTGTCAGAACGCGTCTGACGCGTCAAACCCCCCGCCCCCTTGTCGTCATACTCCCCAACCAAGAGCGCGCCTGCTACGTCGCGCATCATCTCACCAACCTTCCTTCTTGCGGTCAGCGCAGAAGATCGGGGCTTGCAACGTGATGCCTTTGTTCGGCGCGACAATCGCCAACGCCTGTTGCGGTTGCTCGAACCCGAAGTTGTTGACGTAAGAATACTCGTCCACGCCCTTCATCGATCCGTTCACGATCAACGACGGTGAAGGCAAATACTGATGCCAATGCCCGATCCATAACGTGTCGAACGTTTGACCCGTCGCCAAGAATCGTTGCGCCTTGCGCGCACGCATCCGCATGATCGGCGGATAGATGCCACCAATCCCACCACCACCACTCGTTTGATCACCGTGACTCAACAAATGCGTCGAGTCATACACCTGCACGATCGCATCAGTCGCTTCGGGAACGTTGAACGTGAAACGTTTGTCGTCGATGAAGTGACGTTGCAGTTGTTTGGCGAGCAACCAATCGAAGTTTGTGCGCGCACGCAACTTGGCGCGCGGTTTGCGCGACGTGCGCCCGTGATTACCAACGACCCCCGCGACATGCACGCGTCGAAACTCGCCGCCCAACATGTCGAGCGCACTCGCGATCTGTTCCGTCCAGAACATGAACGATCCCAACATCGTGTCTTCGTTCGTTTCCGTCAATTCTTCATGAATGTCGCCCGAGAATATGTCCCCGCCCAACATGACGACACAACCGTCATACTTCATGCCCGCGAGATAGTGACGCGACAGTTTGACGACGTTCGCACACCAACGTTCCAATCTCATGCGCGCGATCGTTCGGTTGTAAGCGTTCAAACCTTCGACTTCGTTAGGTTCGACGACTTCGTCGAGATGCAGGTCGGACAACATCAACATCAACGTCGCCGCAGTCTTGCGCGTCGGTTTGTCGGGTTTCGCCCATTCGATCGTCTGCAAATGTTGACGCTCGACATTCTCGATGAACGTCAACGCGCGTTGCATCGACTCGACTTGTTGGGTCAGTCGGGCGACTTCTTTCGTCGCCGTGTCGCGTTCGCGTCGCGCGCGCGCAAGTTCGACGTTCGTGTCGAACAGTCGTTCGTCACGCAATTCGTCACCGATCGACATACAATCCGCGACGATAGTTCGATATAACCGTTTCGGATATCGGCAATCCGCGACGTTGCATGACGCGCACGATCGCAACCGCTGGGACGTTGTGGTCGTCGAGCGCGGTCATGAAGTCGACACGATCATCGTCGTCAAGACGATCCGCGATCTGTTCGATCCGTCTACGTTTGACCCCCCCGTTGTGCGTCGGTTCAGTCTTGATCTCGTTCAACAGACCCGCCAACATTCCCCCTTTGCGCGTGCCATTCAATGTGACGATCGACTTTGTCGCCGACACGTTCAACTTGTCGCCCGACCTTGCGCAATTCCAATATGGTGCTGGCGTGGTCGTCGTGATTCTCTTGTCTGAACTTGTTGATCAACGCGACGATGATCGCGAACGTCCCCGTGATGATCGCGACGACGATTGACGTTTCCACGACATTCAGGTTATCTGACGCAACGACGCGAATGCCTTGTTGACCAACTCGGCATCGTCCGCGAAGCGCGGGCTTATTTCGCAATGAAACCAGTCGCCGTTAGGCGCGCCCGCGATCGTCGCAACGTCATACCGTATCCAATCGCGTCGATCGCAACGCCATCCGCGCCCGAACGGTTGCGGGAAATAGTCAAGGATCAATTCAAGTCCGATGTCGTCCGCGTTTGCGATCAATGTGCGCATGACCTTGATCGCGCCTTTGCGACCGTCAACTTTGACACCCAACCCGCGTTGTTGCACGTGACGAAACGACAAGTCGACCGCGCGACCCGTCGCATGAACACTCAACGCATCCTTGCCCCTTTGATTGCGCACGACGAAGTCGCCATTGTTCCAAATTGTGCCGCCGCCCAACTTGATCACGTTGTCGATCCATGCGGTCATGCCCGCACGTCGACCTTTCGCGATCCCGTCGATCGTCCCTGTGTATCGTCGCGCCTTCACGATCCGCGACCAAACGAAGGATCGTTCGAGTTCGCCCAACGCAACAATGGCGGCAACACGGCGGCGACAGCCGCCTTCGCAAGATCATCGATCGAATAGTTGCCCGTCGCGACAACAGCGCACACCGCGCCGACAACACTTCGCAAATAAGACGCAATCATCGCCCTTTGTTTCTCGTTCAATGACATGACCATGTTCTCGCTTTCTGTTGATCAAACATTAGCCTTCAATTTATTGACCGTCATCGATAGTTCGCCATTTCGACTGACTGAAACCTTTGACATCACCGTTCGGTTCGACATATACCCAAGTCGGGCTGTCGGGATCGCAACCGCAACCGACAACACGTCGAACATCGTGTCGCACGACAACACGACATTTCAAACATTCGACCATGATCGACGCACCTAGTTAGATAGCGACCCACTCAAGTTCTGCTTCATTCCAACGATACAAACCGCCGTCTGACGGATACGGTGTCGGCGGATTCCAAATCTTGTTCGCCCAAGTCCACGAAGGATACGGCTGTTGTGGTCTGAAGTCTTGTTCCGCTTCCAAGTATTCGAACCCGATGCCTGCGTAAGTTTTGCCTGCCGTGTCAAAGAATGTTTCAACCCAGCGACCCGTATAACGCTCAGGGTTCGCTTCAAGAAACTCTTGTTGAACAACATGAACATCGGTGACGATGTTGTTGTCGTCAATTTGTGCAAAGTATTGTGCGCTCATCATCAAACCTTAAACCTGATATACACCACGCCTGACCCACCGTTGCCGCCTGCCCTAGATGCGCCGTATGCACCACCGCCGCCACCGCCGCCCGTGTTTGCCGTGCCGTTGTTTCCTGCGGCGTTTGACCCGCCCGCACCGCCGCCCTCTGTTGCCGACCCGCCTACCAGACCGCCGCCGCCGCCGCCGCCCGCAACCTTTGTCGTGTTCGCTGCCTGACCAAGAAAGGCTGAAACATCAACACCTGCACCACCATTTGCACCCGTAGTGCCTGAAACCATGCTCGCACCAACACCGCCTGCACCGCCACCACCGCCTGCACCGACATTTATTGCACCAAGACCTGCGCCGCCTGCGTGACCTTGTATTGCGTCGGCGACACTTGGACCGCCCGAAAGATTTCCGCCATTCGCCAAAATGCCACCACCGCCTGAACCACCTGCCTGAACAGTCAAATCTTGGTTGTATGCGCTACCACGACCGCCACCCGCCGCACTCAAAGCACCCAAACCTGAACCGATAGTCGAACACAAACCCATAGTCGCCGAACCCGTTGTGGTTGAACCTGTGCCACCTGCGCCAATGTCAATCGTTTGATTGGCGTCAAAATATGCTGTGCCTGTCAAAACACCGCCCGCACCGCCGCCACCGCCTGAAGTATTACTGGCTCCGTTTGCGCCGCCGCACCCTCCGCCTGCGACGATGTAATAATCAAACAAACCACTCGAAGAAACGGTCAAAGTGCCGTCACTCGTAAAAGTCAGAAGCGTATAGTTCTGACTTGAAACGGTGATGCTAGACGACGAACCGCCCGTCGCCACGCCGTAGCCCTGAACGACACCGATACCAGCCGCAGGTTTCTTTCCTAGACTCGTGACTTTTCTGTTGTCGCCAACAAGTGTGCGCAGACCGTATCTGGACATCGCTTAAAGCCTATGCCGTAATTCGATTGACATATCCTGCGATGTTGATGACGTTCGTTGTTGCGGCAAACGCACGAATGATCAACGGGGTCGCGTTGCCGACGATGATCAAACCCGCGACAACAAGAACCAATCCCGACTCGGCGGTGATCGTTTGTTCGATCAAGTCGTCAGGTGATGACGTACCACCGTACTCAATCGTCAACTTGCGATCGGTCGTGTCCGAGTTGACCGCGTAGAGCCATACTTCATCGATCGTTGTCGCGGTCGATGAACCCGTGTGGATCGTCGTGCCTGCTGTTGCGGTCGCCGCGACTTTGATCATTCGCCCGTCCGTCGAACCGCCGAGTTTGATCTTGCTATACGTTGCCATGTTGTTGATCCTTCACGCGAATAGTGCCGCGCCCAACACTAGTTGATCGGAGTCGTTGTTGATGCCGTACTTCGACCACGATGATCCAGAGTAGTAGTAGAGCGTGTCGTCTGCGTCAATATACGCGAACATTCCTTCGGCGAGCGTCGCTTCGCCTGCACCACCGAACGCGTTGTCGCGCGCGGTCGTTGTCGCGAACCGCATGATCGTCTGATCCATAAGAAACGTGTTGACTTGCGCGGCTGTCAGCACGTCGCCCGCTACAAATAACTTTGACCCTGCACCTGCCATGCCTACAATCCTACCACTCAGGTCAAGGCGTTGTCGGCATCCAACACGCCGAACGTTGCGTCGTCCAATTCGAATGGGAACACGATGTCGGCGACGTATAAACCGAGCGTCACGACATGTCGATCGGGCAACACTTGGTGTGTTATGCGTTCGACCCCGTAGTCGTCCGAAACTGATGCGGGGCTACCCGTCGCGAACGTTCGTGTCACGGTGACGACATCACCCATTTCGATCGCCAACACGGCGTTTCGATTACTTTCTGTCAATGCGGAAACGACCAACTGAATGTTGTCGAAACGGTAGGCGGGTTGTTTGTAGATGTCAAGCAATTTGGTCGCCAACGTCAACGATGCCGTGTCACTACTCAACAACGAGTTGTCGATCGTCAACGTCGCGATCCCGTACTCGGTTTGCGATGTCGCATCGTCAGCCGCCTGAACCGTGCCGCCTTCACGTGTCACTTGAACACGATTGAACAAGAACTTCTGATCATAGATTGTTTCTATCCCTTGATATTTGATGTCCGATCCGTTGTCCGCGAACGTCGCGACGCTTGTCGCGAACACCGACGTGACGCGATCCGTGAACGTCAAGTCGCCGTTCGCGGCGCAGAAGAACAGCCCTTGTTCGGCTTGTGCGACGCGTTGAAGGTAGGCGGCGGCGTTCGTGTTCGCACCGACTTGATATGCGCCGACCGTCGAAACACCCGCGTCGATGTCGCGTGTCGTCAACGGATAGTCGACTTCGGGCAAGTCAAGGATGCTGGTGACGCGCGTTCCCGACAACTCCGCGCTCGGCGTGAACGCAGAACCGATCGACGTGTTCGCGATCAACACGAAGTCGTCTGCCGCCGTGATCGTCACCGTGCTGAGATCAAACGAGTATTCAACGTCTATATCCGTGATCCGTCCCGTGAACAACGGGGTCGTGCCTGACAAAACTTG